CGTCTGATGGTGACGAGGGCATCGAAGGGTTCACTGGTTACCGTTTCGGCGGTCTGCCGGTGTGTACTGATGCCACCATTCCGAATAACGGTACGACAAATCAGGATCAGGCTATTGTGGCTGATCTTTCCGAAGTGTTTGTGTATGAGGGTACCCCTGTAACTAGGGTGGTCCCCCAGACTTTGGCCGGGTCGCTCCTGGTCCTTTGCCAGCAATTTTCGTACCTGGCCGTTCTGGTTCGGTATGCTGCTGGTGTGGTTTCTATCACTGGTACTGGCCTCGGTGCTATCACGTACACCGACTAGCTGGTAGTAGGTTTGTAGTGGTCGTGGGTGAGGGCGCTTTGTGCGTCCTCACCTTTTGATCGAACAAGGAGAACATGTGAACTTGCGGAGAACACAACTGGTCCCGAAATGGGGCTACAGGGCTTTGTGGATGAACGAGCGGCGGCTCAGGCGTAAGCTTGAGTTGACTGTGAAGGCTTTGTTGGAATTGGTGGAGGACGAAGAGGACAGCAACGAATAGTGGGGCCGCGACGTGTCATCGTCCGGCCCCGTGGCCGAAACCTAACTGGAGGCTTCGACGTGAAGCAGCGTAGCAGTAGCAGCAGGTCGTGTCAACGGGAGGCGACATGCCTCCCTTGATTGACCTAACGAATCAACGTTTTGGTAAGCTAAAAGTGGTTAGCCTAGGATTTCGGAAATTTCATCCTAGTGGTCAATCGTCTACACAGTGGAATTGTCACTGTGATTGCGGTAACGATGCGGTTGTCAATGGCCAGTCCCTTCGTAATGGTACTTGGCAATCGTGCGGCAACTGTGTTTTTGAGAGTCCCAAAAACCCGAGAGGTAACCGTCTACCGAAAGGCCGAGGCAGTACTCACCCGCTATATAAGGTGTGGTCGGGAATGTTTGAGCGCTGTTCTAACAAAGGACATCCTTCTTATCATAACTACGGCGGTCGAGGCATTTATGTTTGTGACCGTTGGCTTGGTCCCGAAGGGTTTCTAAATTTCTTGGACGACATGGCACCTCGCCCAGAGGGGACCTACGCAAGTGGCCGCGCGACGCACAGCCTAGACCGTACCGACAATGACGGCCCGTACTCGCCTGATAATTGTGAATGGAAAACACAGATTGAACAATGCGCGAATCAGCGGCCTAAGATCTGTTTACAAGGTGCACTGATGGGACGCATAGACGATGTTCGCGGCAACTTGTCCCGCGAGGCATGGATTGAACTACAACTAGAGGCATGTCTCGCAAAGGGAGTGCTGCATGACTGAAGTTTCAGATACCCGAGTGATATACGAACCTCGGACTTACGGGCCGAATTCTTCTTGGAGCTTTGTCCACGACCTTACTTCGCTTGCAATGAATGGCACACAAAATAATAGTGCTGTGAGTGAACGTATGACCGCATATGGTAAAGAGTTGGCTTACGAGATTGAGCAGCGGTCGTCTGAGGGAAGGCGTGCGGAGCGCGTCATTCGTGCCCAGTACCGTGGTGCTGACGCGGGGAAACACGCTGAAGCCTTTAGGGCCGCAATGAAGGAATTGCGGAATTTGCCGACGGGTGGTGGCATCACCGTGTCCGCGTCGGGTGGTGGTGGTGCAGCATTCGTATCGCCGTACTTTATGTGGGACGAGTGGGCGCCATTTAGGGGAATTACACGTGCGTTTGCAGACCAATGCGATAAACTAAGTCTTCCTGCGTATGGCCTTCAAATCTACCTGCCTGCGTTTACTAGTACGACGAGCACGACGCAGCAGGTGGAGGGTCAGTCGGTTAGCGAAACGGATCCGAGTACGGGTTTGCAGGGGTCGGGTGCTGTGCAGACGGTTGCGGGGCAGTTGACTCTTACGCAGCAGATTTATGATCGCGGGTTTGGTGGTGGCGGCACATTTGACCGGCTTGTGGGGAAGCAGCTTAGGCAGCAGTTGGATCAGCAGGTTGATGTGTATGTGATTGGTGTGGCGTTGGGTGCGGGGCCTGTGGTGTCGGGGCAGGGGTCGTATTCGACGGCGGGTTTGTATCAGGATATGGCGAGTGCTAGGGAGGTGCTTACGGATACGGCGGGGACGCGGTTGCGTCCGACGCACGTGTTTTCCACGTCGGATTTGTATTCGTATGCGACGCGTCAGGTTGACAGTGAGCAGCGTCCTATTCTTGTGCCACAGTTCGCCCCGGGTTTTCCGATTGCTACGGGCGCGGATGACAATGATTCGTTGCAGGTGCCTGTGTGGTCAAGGTTTACGGGCACGGTGATGCCTGGTGGCGTGCTTTGGTTTTCTGACGATAATTTGCCGAACTATGGTACTACGAATCAGACACAGATTGTGATTGGCGCTCCGTTTGATTCGGTGGTTTTGATGGAGGACGACCCGTTTTTGGGTGTGTATCCGCAGACGAACCTTGCTGGGGACTTGGAAGTAGTTGTGATTTTGCGTGAATATTGCGCGGCTATTGCTCGTCACGCGAACGGGGTTGCGTCGATTGTTGGGGCAGGGTATACGAGCGCGCTACGTTGATCCACCTGTGTCGGTGGAGTAGGATCACGCGAGATTGGATGTAGCGGCGTTCGACTCGTCGCCTCGCGTTTCCCGCTATGCGGGCTAGGGGTCGCTGGGGGACGCCTCCCTCAATCGAAGGTACCCGCTGCGAGCGCGCCGTGTCATGTGACACGCACCGCCGATGCAACTTCGGCGAGCGGGGATTGTTACGGCGGCGAGGGCAAGCCGACTGTTCCTCTCGTTGACCGTAACATCAACACCCGCTGGTAGGTGACGCTTCGCCGTGGCTGTGTAGCACGGTGCGAGCCTGGGCTTCGATGCTCAGCGCGGGGCTGCGGGGAGCAGGGTGCCACCAAGGGCTCATAATCCTTAGGTTGCGGGTTCAACTCCCGCCCCCGCCATTGCTGGGGTAGTCCAATGTGAGAGACGGCCTGACAAGGGACGCAATGTGCGGGTAGGTGCTTTTGGCAAGTCCCGCTCCCAGCACCAGTTTTGCGGGTTAGTGTAACTGGCAAGCACGCGAGGTTTTGGTCCTCGTTGTCGCGGTTCGAATCCGTGACCCGCAGTTGTCTGGATGATGGATAGTACACGCTAAACGTGTATAAACGGTAACCTGCACAAATCGACGCTTTTGTTGCGTCAGACAACACGGCGCTTTTAGGCAACAAGAAAGGAGAACACATCACATGATTCCGTCTGTTGGACGCATCGTGCAGTACATACTAACCGAAGGTGATGCAGCCGCGATCTACAGTGGAAGCAAGCTGATCGATAACAGCGCGAACGGCCATAAGGCTGGTGACGTGCTGCCGTTGCTGATCTGCAAGGTTTGGTCGGATGATCCCACTGAGGACACGGCGGTAAACGGCCAGGTGTTCGTTGACGGTAACTTCACCTATTGGGCTACGAGCCGTCAACAGGGCGATGGTGAGGGACGTTGGCATGAACCTGTTCGGGTGCAATGAGTAACCGTGCCGTCTTACCGCTGTTCACAGTGCAACACAAACTGGCCCAAAACCGGTGAGTACCGCAAATGCCCTGACTGCCTTATCCCCACATGGTCATCAAACAATGATCCCATAGACGCGGGCGAGGCAACATCACGCCGCAATTTCGCTGATTTTGAACGGTACGCTAAAGAGTGGGATGCGATACGAGCACTCGAAGAGGAGAACGAAATAGCCAATACTAAAGAGGCACCAGCGAAACCTGATGGTGAATGCTGCTTGTGTGGTGCGGCGATACGGTCATCGTGGTGTCGGCACCCGTGGGGTCAACCGTTCGACAAGTGGCCTGAACCATTGCGAGCACAATTGTATGCTGCCGCACCTTTCGGGTTTGACCCGGACCCGGAGCGGAGAAAGTGAGGGGAACAGTTATGGGCAAGTGGACTGGCAACACGCGCATTGACCGCGACGACATTACGGTAACAGAATACAAGCACGTCGAGAACGAACCTGACGTTGCCTTCGATGATGCTGTTGAACCTGAACCCGCACGCAAGTCTGCAGCGAAAGTACGGCGTTTGGTTGTGTTGCGCGGATCGTGTACGGCTGAGGTTTCGGGTCCGCCTGTGATGGAGATACGCTAGTGGCATTCGGCTCATGTGTCGTCACGCATCTATTTCTCAACGCAAATTCGACGCCCGCTAGCGGCAGTTTGACGTTCCGACTGTCTGGGCGTATGACAAACGGCACGACAAGCATTGTCCCAGCTGAGGTTACCGCGAATCTTGACGCGACAGGACATCTGTCACAAGCACTGACGCCTAACAACGATACGGCTACGGTTCCGCAGAACACTACTTGGCAGGTTGATTTTCGTATTCTCGGGGCATCCGAGGAAACGTTTGCGATCACCGTTCCCACGAACACTGCAACCGTTGATTTAGGAACGCTTTTGCCGCAGCAGGCTTACGGGGGTTAGTAGTGAGTACACAGTTCGCCAATCAGTTTGTTGAGCAGCCGCCGCAATGGGCGAACTTCATCGATATAACCGACGTAAAGTCCTATCTTCAAATCCCGTCAGCTGACACTACTCGGGATCAGTTGTTGCAGGATTATGTGGATGATGCGTGCTGGTGGATCCAGGACTATATCGGTCGCCCTATTGGCGAGACTACGTTTTTCCGCAGGTTTGATGGATGGTCAGGATATTCTGGGGCTTTTGTGGAGTTGCCATACTACCCCGTGCTGTCCGTCTTGGCCTTCGTGGAGTGGTGGGGATCAAACGGTCCACAGGTACTTACTCAGCAGATTCCAGAAAATCAGGCTGGTGGTGCTCAGGTGTATCAACTTGATGCCTTGCGAGGTCGTTTGACACGTTCTTTTGCGGGATTGGTCGCTCGCCCCACCTTCCCGGGTTTGGGCAACTTGGAGGTTTTGTGGACAGCGGGTTACCAGCCGGTGCCTCCGCCTTTGCGTAAGGCGGCGCGGGAATTGGTGAAGTATTGGTGGACGAACGAGCAGCAGGCTTCTCGGTCTTTTGCTGCTGGTGGTCGCCAGGATTACGGTGGCGATATCGACCCTCATAACACCTTGTTCCCGCTTGTTCCGAATCGTGTGGCCTCTCTGATCGAGACGTACACTCAGTACGGCATCGCATAATTAGTGGTAGTTCCCCTCCTTGTGGGGGAGCCCGAGGTGCGCGCGACGGCCGTTCTCGCTAAGCGATAGCCACCGACAGTTTCCCGGTTCGTAGTTTCCGTGAGGGTCTTCGCGGTCAATAGACATACGTCCCTCTGGGCGCGGCCCCATGTCGGTGTAGAACTGTTCAAAACTACCACCACGCTGTGGCTCCCATGCATCACACACGATAATGCCCTTCCCGGCATAATGTTCCCAATCAGGGTCGCCTAGTTTGGCGCGACAGCGTGTGAGCATATTTTGCCATGCGGTGTATTCTGGGGTACCGTGCATCCCGTGCTTGCGATTAGTGAAGAGTTCGCGCTGTAAGCATCCGCATGATTGCACGGACCCGTTTTTCATGGCGAAGCCTGCGACAAGCTTTTGAGTCTTGTCAATACACGAACACTCGCAAAGGTACAAGCGTTGCTGCCACTTGTTAGTTCCAGCTTCCGCAAGAATCGTAAGGCGTCCATGGGTTTCGCCTATGGCGACGACGGGTTTGGTCCTGCATCCTGCGTCGAACACGTCACCCTTGATATTCCAGCGCTGGTAATGCTTGCCGCACAATCCATGCGCAACGACCTTGCCGCTGCACGGCCCGTTCCCTTCGTCAACGTAACAGCCTTGTGATGTTTCCATGCGTACCATGTTAGCCGATCTGGTCTAAGGTTTCAAGTAGTGAATGTTAGTGCAGTGTTAGCGGAAACGGAGAGCGATGGCGTCGAGTAAGATTGAGGTGCAGGCTCTTGTGGGGCAGGTTGAGGCGCTTGTGCAGCGTGTGTGCGAGCTTGAGGAGCGACTTGACGCGGTAGAGTGTCGTCGCCCTCCCCTTCGCTGCTCGGTTGAGTTTGCGGCGATGTTTGGAACGTCGAGCCATCCGCTTACGCCACGCCGCATTCCTGGGTATTCGACACGGGGCTTTTAGAGGGAGATCAAGTGAATTCACCGAATGTTGATAATGATTTGCAAGGGCCGCAGTCGCATGTGTGCCCTTCGTGCGGGTATTGCGATCATTGTAAGAGGGGCGGTCATCACGCGTTCCCGTATAATCCTTATCCGTGGACGTATCCGTATTCTCCGTATTGGAGTGTGATTCCGCCGTCGTATTACCCTAACTATGTGGGTGGCACGATCACGCAGACTAGCATCGATACTACCGGCATTAGTTCGTCGATGAGCGGTTTGAATTCGGGCAGTTCGTTCGCTGTCTGAACCTCTCGTTGTAACAAGTTACCTTGCGGGCGAGGCAGGATGGTGTTCGTCGCGGTTCGAGACGTATAACATCCCGATAGACGGCGACGACTCGTATTGGCGGGGTCTTGCGAGCGTTTGGGATAACGGGCGCGTTATCGTGAATGTGGAGCACGATATGGAAGTGTCCGATGATTTGGTCGCGGAGCTTTTGGGGTGCAAGCATCGGTTTTGTAGTTTCAAGTATCAGTTGTATTGGCCGAGCACATCGAAGGCCGATCCGCATTATGCTCAGCGGACGGGGTTGAAGCCTCCTGCGGGCGGCGAGTGGGTTGGCGCGGATGCTTCTTGGTGCGATTACACGGGTATAGGGTTTTGTAAGATCGCGCCGGAGTGTCGTGTTGGTGCTCTTGCGGAGTCACATTGGTCGCATTTGGATACGGCGATAAGTCATGCTTGTGTGGGGCGTGTTCATTTGCATGGTGAGGTTGCGCATTATCATTGGTAGTTCTACTGTCACAGTAGAAAAGGCGACTGAGGAGAATACGTGGCACTGACGACGGACCCTGCTGACCCTCGCTTGACGCATTACACTGGTCCTGAGGATCCGGCTCCGCAGGCTGAGGTTTACCTTGTGCTCAGCGAGGAGGAGCGCGCGAAGGGCTTTGTTCGCCCGCTTCGCCGAAAGTACGTTCATGTGGGCGTTGGCGGTACGGAGCAGAACTTGGCTTCCCTTGGCTGCGGAGTTGAGACGCACATGGGGCTGGCGTTGTGTGAGACGTATGCACGTGATCCTAGTTTCTATGGTGCGACGTATTGCGTTGGCTGTCAGGCGCATTTTCCTGTGGGCGAGTTTGTGTGGGATCCGGATGGCGCGCGGGTGGGTTCGTAGTGCGCGTGATTCTCCCGTTTGTTGCTGGGCATCTTGAGGACGGTGTTTACGAGGCGATCAGCGCCTCGGGGTACGCGGTGGAGTTGCATGACGTGTCGGGTAGTGACACGGCGTACCATCGGTTGCTGGCGGAGTTGTGGCGTTGCGACGATGATGTGACGATTGTCGAGCAGGACATCCGTATCGGTCCTAGCACTCTTGATGCTTTCGTGGATTGTCCGAATGGTTGGTGTAGCGCACAGTACCGTTATCTTGGAAGCGAGAATTACACGGGTCTTGGTTGCACCCGGTTTCGCCGGGAGTTCATGTTGGCGCACCCGGATGTGATTGTCGCGGCAGGGGAGTATGAGGACCCGACGCACACTCGCGGATTCTGGTGTACTCAGGACTTTGCGATCCAGAACGCGCTAAGGCTCAAGGGCGTCCACGTTTGTGTTCACGGGCATGTGGACCATTTGGGTGACCTTCGCCCGACGCATAATTGCTGTGGATAACCCTTGACCGTGCCATTGATTTCCTGTATCCTATGTCGTGTAAAGCGAACATAGGGAGAATCTAGGTGGATTGCGAGGTCGGGGAATGCGACGAGAAGGCAAGGAAGCGTGGTCTATGCGAACGTCATTATCGTCGTCTTCGCCTGTATGGCGACCCTCTTGGTTCGCCGCCACCACGCCCAAAGCCTTCGCCCGAAGATCGCTTTTGGGGGAAAGTAGATAAAAACGGACCGATCTCAGGGGTGCGCCCTGATTTGGGTCAGTGTTGGATTTTTGCTGGGAGTCCAGCACATCGTTATGGTCGGTTTTATATTGGCGAACCGTCGTATGCGGCTCATCGGCTATCATATGAGTGGCTTGTGGGACCTATTCCGGAGGGCCATGAGATAGATCACTTGTGTAAGGTGACAAAGTGTGTGAATCCCGATCACCTAGAAGCCGTGACGCACCACGAGAACATTTTGCGTGGTGAAAGTCCAAGTGCGCGGGCGGCGCGACAAACGCATTGTAAGAACGGGCACGAGTTCACACCGGAGAACATCATTCCTACTTGGGATGGTGGCCGACGTTGTAAGACCTGTTCTGATGTCTACCAATATGGATACAACGAAGCACGAAAAGCAGCGGCCAAGGAAATGGGGAACGGAGAACTTTGAGTGAATTCCCTCGGGTCACGGTAATCCAGACCGTTTACAATTGTGCTGAGTGGCTTACACAGTCCATCCAGTCCGTGCTTGATCAGACTTTCGAGAATTTCAGGCTGATCATCCTTGATGATGGTTCGTCCGATCCGCTTGTGCAGCAGATTTGTTTGGACGCTTCATATGATGAGCGTGTGCAGTATGAGCGGTTTAACACTACGTTGGGTCAGCGTAGGTTGTCGTGCAGGTATGCCGCGAATGTGAATTGGGGTGTAGCAAACACGGACAGCGAGTTTGTGACGTTCTTGGCGGGTGACGATTACTATTTGCCTGAGCGGCTTGAGCGGATGGTTGCGAAGCTCGACGAGGGTCATGATGTTGTGTACGGGTCGCAGTTGATGATCGACGAGTTTGATAGTGAGCGCGGGTTGCGTTCGGCGCATCTTGTTCTCGATGATCCGTTTCACCGTGTGGATTACAATAGTGTGATGGTGCGGCGTGAAGTGTTTTTGAAGTGCGGCGGGTTTCCGACCGCGAAGGGTTTGTGGCGTGACGCGGATTCGCATGCGTGGAGGGCTTGGGCGAAGGCGGGTTACCCGTTTCATCCGGTCGATGATGGGCTTGGGCCTTGCGATGTGAAAAGGTATCGCGAGGATAGCGTGGACGCGCGGGTGATCAGGGGCGAAACGCCTTGGGCTTGACACCACGGGGTAGGGGTGCTAGGGTGCGCGTGTAGGGCGAGCGGCCCTTGGTGCCTCTCTGCGATGGGCGTGGAGGGGCACCGATAATCTTTTGTAGCGGAGGAGAACCCGCGATGACACAATCACGCAAAAGGAACTTTCCCCAGATCACGACGATCTTCATGGTCGAGTGCGGCGTGCTCGCCGTCGCGGCCATCGTCCTAATCGCTACGGGGGTGCTCCATTGACGCTTCCGGGCCAAAGCACCTCTCTGCCGCCGCTCTACAAGCCTCCCACGCCCAGCATGCCGTGGCAGCTTGGCGCCATCGCTAGGGGCGCGAGCGTCGCACGCACGGAGAACCCCTACACCTACCCCGGCAGCCGCTGGGAGTGGGATGCGGGCTGGGACTACGAGGACCGCGAGATCGAGGCAGGTCGATGATGCTTCCCGACCAAGGCAGCTTCGGCCTGGATCAGTTCCTCGGTACGGCATGACGCTGTGTGTCGGCGGGTCCGGCTTCATCGGGTCGCACCTTTGCGCGACTATCGGTGCAGTGTCTTTCGATTTGCGCGAGGGCAACGACGCACACGACCTCGCAGCGTTGACAGCGGCGATGCGCGGGCATGAGACAGTGGTACATCTTGCGAGTAACGCGGATATTGCTGCTGCCGCAGTCGATCCTATGGTTGATTTCAACGAGGGTACGGTGTTGACGGCGAATGTGTGTGAGGCGGCTAGGCTTGCGGGTGTGCGGACGATCTTGTACGCGTCGGGTAGTGGCGTGTACGGGCGGCCTGTGGATGCGTCTAAGGCGTTTTGCGAAACAGATCCGTGTATCCCTGTAAGTCCCTACGGTGCGAGTAAGATCGCGGGAGAATCGCTCCTGTGCGCTTACAGCCACATGTTCGGGATACGCGCGATAGCGTTCAGGTTCGCCAATGTCGTCGGGCCGGGGCAAACGCACGGCGTTGGGTATGATTTCATGCGAAAGTTGCGTGCCGACCCGACTAGGTTGGAGATTCTTGGTGACGGGCGCCAGTGCAAGTCTTATCTGTCGGTGAATGACGCTATCGAAGCGATGCAGGTCGCGTTGTACGGTCCGAGCACGCCGTTTGAAGCGTACAACGTGGCGAGTGACGATCAGTTGACGGTACGCGAGATTGCTGATATGGCGTCGGGGGTTGTCACACCGAGCGGGTTTGTTGATCTTTCGTTTGCGCCTGGTTGGGCTGGTGATGTGACGGAGGTTCGTTTGGACTCGTCGAAGATCAGGTCGCTTGGCTGGGAGCCTTCGTTGTCGTCGCGTGAGGCTATGCGATGGGCCTTGGAGAACTTGGTCGTTTCCGTAGCTGAGACGGAGGTACAGGGATGAGCCGCCGAAGCGCGGAACCGCAGACCGACACCGCAGAGAAGTTGCTAATTGTCGCGCGTGCGGTTCTCACGGGCGCCGACAGCGTGCTCTCCGAGATCGCCCACCGCTACCCCTCGGTGCTACCGACGGACGTGCAGAGAGACGTCGAGGCGTCGTACTGGGAGTGTCGCACGTGGGCTGCGCGTATCGGTTTGCACTTGGACGCGGGTGACGACGCATTGATACGTGAAACGAGTACGAATGCAAACGCCTGATTCCCACCCGCCACCAGAACGAGGCAAAGCGTGTGTCGTCGTGACTTTGTGGGTGTCGGAGGAGTACCGCTAATGGGACAAAGCGGCAAAGTACTCCACATCGATCGCATACCGATTGAGCGCCATTGGGGCCTCTCTATTCGTCTGCACGGGGCGCTTGGGCACTCGGAGCCGTGGGAGATATGTGAAGCCGGTTGCGATGCGCTCGCATCCGAGGCGATTCGGATTCTCTTCGACCTGCCCGTGTCGCTTTCGGGTGAAACCGTATGAAGCGCGGTAAGCTTCTTAGGTCGGTATCGGTGCGTAGGGGACTCTCCGAGTGAAGATTTTCGCGGATTGTGCTGATCTTGCGATAATGGAAACACTACGCGACAGAGTGACAGGATTCACTTCGAATCCGACACTTTGCCGTCAGGCTGGTGTGACGGATTACGCGGAGTGGATTCGCCAAGCCGTCGAGCGGTTTCCTGAGTATGCGTTGAGCGTTGAGGTTGTCGCGGACGATTTTGACGAGATGGCTGATCAGGCTATGGTTATCTCCGAGTACGGCGATAGCGTGCGTGACAGTATTTACGTGAAGATCCCGGTGATGACGTGCGGTGGTAGTGAAACGTTTGATCTGATTTCGGGCTTGTCGCAGGATGACGTGCGCGTGAACGTAACGGCGGTTATGACCGTGCGACAGGTTGAGAATGCTATCTCGGCGCTTGAAAGTTCTCGCGGCGGGATCGTGTCCGTGTTCGCAGGACGCATCGCTGACACAGGAATAGACCCCGCCCCCCTTATCGATTTTGTGGAGTACCGGCCTGATAACGTGGAGTTGCTTTGGGCTAGTGTGCGTGAGCCGTTGAACATCACGCAGGCTGCTGCGCACGGCTGGGATATTATCACGGTTCCTCCGATGATTCTTGCGAAGTATGATGCGTTGACAAACTTTGATTTGTTGGAGTTTTCGCGTAACACTGTGATCCAATTTCGTGATGATGCTTTGGCGGCTGGCCTGTCGCTTTGATCGTGGCTAAATGTCCTCTTCGAATCCCGCTTGGTGGCGGGGGCCTAGACGCCCCAGAGTGGGTGGCGGCTAACGGCGGTTTCACCGTCACCGCCGCGATAGATTCATATGTGTATGCGGCGGTGAATCGGACGTTCGATGACGGTTATCGTTTGAAGTACGTTGAAGCGGAACACGCCGAGACAGTGAGCGAACTTCGCCATCCGATCATGCGCGAGGCTTTGCGCTTGTTTGATACGCCTGCGCATGTGGAGGTTGCGTCACTCGCTGATGTGAGCGCTGGCACGGGTTTGGGTTCGTCGGGCGCGTTCACGGTTGCGTTGTGCAAAGCGTTGGCGGAGTACAGCGGTCAGTATTGTTCGCGTGACAGGGCAGCGGATCTTGCGTCCGTTATCGAATTGAATGTGCTTGGGCGTCCTGGGGGCAGGCAGGATCAGTACGCGTGCGCTTACGGCGGGGTACAAGGGCTTACATTCAGGTCGTCGGGGAGCGTGTACGCTGACTCCGTTGTTGCGGACCCGTCGATAGAGCGGTCGTTGCTGCTGTTTTTCACGGGGTTCGCTCGGAATGCTGACGAGATCCTGTCGGTGCAATCCACCGAGGGCTTGGATGTGATAGCACGGGATGCGTGGTCGGCTAAAGAGTGCGTGGAGAGCGGCGACATTGAACGGTTGGGGGGCTTGTTTGACGCGCATTGGCAGGCGAAACGTCGGCGGTCCTCGAAGATTTCTAACGCGCATATCGACGGCTTGTACGAGCGTGGTATCAGTGAGGGTGGCGCGTTTGGCGGTAAGCTTGTCGGCGCAGGTGGCGGCGGGTTCTTGTTGTTTGTGACGGATGACGTGGAGCGGTTGCGTAGTGTGATGGTGTCGGTGGGTGTTCGCGAGTTGGTGTTTGGTTTCGACCATGACGGCTGCGTGATCCTGTGACGGTCAAGCAACGCAAGGATCGTTTTTGGCCCGGATTCTCTTGGCGCATTTTGGCGCACAAGCGGGCAAACGTTGGACGTGCAACGGTCGGCAGCTACCAGACGGGTGGCCAGGTCGATATCTGTAGCGAGCAGTTTGCGGAGCCTGTCGAGTTTGACGAACTTGTCATCGATAATTGGCTGCACATTGAACAAATGGGCGACCGAGACTGGTGGATCGGCTTAGGACATGATGCAGACGGTTGTCCGTACGAGTGGATGATCAATGTGCATGTTGATCGGTTCGGACGCGCTCACGTTAGCATGGAGCGCGAGTGACCTCCCGCGACTACATCACGGAAACGCACGCTATCCTCGACGCATTAGACGTTGACGCTATCGACAGGATAGCGGAACGCCTAAGAAACCTTCAGGGTCGCTTGTTCATTCTCGGTGTGGGGGGTAGTGCTGCTACAGCGTCGCATGCGGTAAATGATTTTCGCAAGCTGTGCGCTATTGACGCGATGACGCCTACGGATAATGTGGCGGAGGTTACGGCTCGCACTAACGACAACGGTTGGGAGCGGTCGCTTGATTCGTTTCTACAGGTGAGTCGCATCAACGAGAACGATGCGGTGTTGGTGTTTTCGGTTGGTGGCGGGAGTCCGCGCGTGTCACACAACATTTCGCTTGCCGTGTTGTACGCTAAGGCGTGTAAGGCGACGGTGTTGGGGATCGTTGGGCGTGATGGTGGAGAGACTGCGCGGCTCGCTGACGAGTGTGTGATAGTTCCGCCACTGTACCCCAAGAGGATTACCCCACATTCGGAGGGCGTAGCGGGCGTTATTCTCCACGCGATTGTGACGGGATTACAAGCGTGAACGCGAACATAAGTCGCGCCCCTTGGACGAATGATCAGGTCGCAAACCTCAAAGCTCGACAAGAATGGCAAGGAATGCATCCTTACACTTGTCGCGATTCGTCACATGGCAATCTCGTGCCGACCTGTTGGGGATGGGTATGCTTGGAGTGTGACTATACGCAAGATTGGGCGCATGGCTTCGATGTAGAGCGTACCTTGATCGGAGCATTTTCGGCGTGAGTCTCGCGGTAGCAATTTTGTGTGGCGGCGAGTTCACCCGCTCCGAATCCTCGATCAACAAGTGCTGGCAGACCGTCGGTGATAGGCCGTTCATGTTGCATCAGCTTGAGTGGCTGGACACGCAGGACCACACGACTGTGGTGTTGTGCCGGGGCACCGAGGGGACACTGACGGCGCTAAGGAAGGCCGCGCCGTTTCTTGGCGAACGGTTTATCGTCGTTTATGGTGACACTTTGTTGCCGGTTGATCTTACAGAGTTTCGTCGCGCATGGTTCGCGACAACGTGCATTGGTGCCACAGCGTTTCGTGATGGCGTGGACGCGGGGGTGTCGGGGTGCAGCCGGTTGGCGTTGGACGCGTTCTCACGGTTTGAGAGCGATTTCGGGGCTTGCCGTGATCATTGGCTTGCACGGGGTTCGTGGCATCGGTGGTTGAGTCCTGTGTCGTGGGTGGAGGTTGGTTCACCTGACGCGTTGGAGCATGCTAGGATGACCTTGGCGTGATCGCGTTTGTCGTCATAAGCGACGGTCGGTTAGAGTATTGTGAGCGCATGCTCATGGCAGCCGAGGAAATGATCCCCGACTTCGCTCCACTCATTGTTGATGACTCGGGCGACCCTAACTACTGTGACTGGGTTTGCGCGTTGGGCTATCCAACGCTGAACCATCTTACGCGACAGGGACTTGGCGCGTCGGTTCGCACGGCGTGGGGTTACGCGTTGGCGACGGGCGCTGAGTATGTGTTTCACGTTGAGGACGATTTCGTGTTCACATGTCCGGTGGATTTGGACGGGATGCGCGCGAGGTTGGACGCTCACTCGGACTTGGCGCAGCTTGTGCTTAGGCGGCAGCCTGTGAGCGGGGAGGAGCAGGCGTGGGGTGAGGTCCGGTACGGCCACCAGTATTCATTGAATCCTCACTTAGTGAAAGCGGAGGCGGTTAGGGTGGCGATGGCTGATCCGCGTTTCGACGGTTTGGAACGGTCGATCACGGACGCTTTGGTTGATGCGGGCTGGCGTTTCGACGTTTGGGGCGAGACTCCGCAGGTCGAGCATATTGGCGTGAATCGCGCGGAGGGCTGGCGTGTCTAGGCGAGACTTACGCGAGCTTCACGACCTCGAATACGGTGTCGGCCGCAGCGAGCCTGATGGCACCGTAACGCAAGGGCGCTTGTATGTTGACCGCGAGGGCATTGTGCGTTGGACCCCTGACGTTCCTACCTCCTGGGAAGGGCCGCCACGCTGCGAGACGTGTGGCTTGGATCATTGGCCCAACTTTCCCATGCACGGAAAATGAACGAACTAGCGACCGATCCTAACGACCCGTCCCTCGGTGGTAACGGCATAGGTGGCGACCCGCTAACATGGCATCCCGCACTATGGCAGTACCTTATCGACCGTTTCGACGTGTCGTCGATGCTTGACGTTGGTTGCGGTGAAGGCCATTGTGTTGGGTGGTTCACTGGGCACGGTGTTGACGCTTACGGGTTTGACGGGTTGCGCGCAAACGTTGAGAACGCTGTCGCACCGATCGAACTGTGGGATTTGCGTGCAGGCCCGTATACGCGTCCCGTTGACCTTGTTCACTGTGCTGAGGTTGTCGAGCATGTTTCACCGGAGTTTGTGGGTAACGTGTTGGACACGCTCGCTAACGGACGGGTGATCGCGCTTACACACGCGCTTCCGGGGCAACCTGGGTATCATCATGTGAACTGTCAGCCTCCCGAGTATTGGGTTAGGCACCTTGAGGATCGTGGCTATCGGCTGTTGGAGTTGGAGTCGTTTGAGTCACGCGCGATCGTGGAGCGTAATGCTTGGACGTTTTTCGTAAGGTCCGGCTTGATCTTCGAGAGGATCGCGTGAGCGACCCAAAGCGCTATACGAACTGGAGCGAGTTCAGGCGCGTCGTGCGTTTTGAGTGGCGGACGCGCCGAGTGTGGCGTAATCGCCGAGCGGCACTTCGCGGGCTTTGGCATTCGCTGGTCTGTCGTTACGCCTGCGAGATTTGTCCTTGTGGTCACCGCGTCGGCGACGCTCTTGGCGATACGTATTGGCATGCTAGTGATGAATTGTGGAACGAGGTTGCGGGCGAGTCTGGGTGGGAAGAGCGCGCAGGCGATCTTGCGTATCTAGGCGTGCCTGGAACGCTATGTCCTCGCTGCTTCACCGGACGGGCTAGGGCAAAAGGTATCAGCGTTCACTGGGAGCCAGTGCGTTGACCGCAACGATCCTTGTCGGCGCAGGAAGCCATTCCCGCGACATTCAGGCGATAGCACAAAGATGCGGTCGCAAACTCACCGTCGTTGACGAACTATTGGACGAACGGTTGGACGTAAACCCGCTTGACCGCGTGCTGCTTGGTGTGAACAAGTCCGCTACTCGCCGTGAAATGTCGTTGCGTTGGCCTAATCCTGCGCTGCCCCTTATTGATGATTCGGTGGCGCGCGGTCCTCGCGTGAAGATCAGCGACGGGTGTGTGATCGCCCCGCGCTCCGTGCTGTTGTGCGACGTTACGCTTGGTGTTCACACGCACGTCAACTATGCGTGTTCGATGACCCGTTGTACTGTCGGTGATTTTTGTACGATAGCCCCTGGTGTCACGATTTGTGGTGACGTGGTTATCGGTGACGACGTGTTTATCGGTGCGGGTGCAACGATATGCAATTTGTTGTCGATTGGTGATGGGGCGACGGTTGGTGCGGGTGCGGTGGTGTTGGGCGATGTGCCTGCGGGCGCGACGGTGGTTGGTGTGCCTGCGAGGGTGCTTGAGACTGCGTAAAGGAGAACACGCCAAGTGGATACGCGTACAGGAGAAATCTTTGAGTACGATGAGCCGATGACGCAAGAGAAGCGGCGTCGGATGAAACGTGCTTCGGAGAATGGCGAGCTGGTCGAAGTGTCGGCTAGGGTCGCAGCGTTGATGAAGGCAGCGCAGGCGTTTGAGGATGAGCAGCGTAGGGCTAAGCGCAAGGCTGCGAAGGCTGCGCGTAAACTAAACCGTAAGTGACGCGCTGGCCTGTCATCGTAGAAAGGCTTGACGCTAAAACGGCGTGCGCGTGTTACTGCGAGAAATGTGGTTGGACGGGCAGGCAGGAGGATCCTAGCGACGGTCCCGTTTCTGATGTTGCGGTGTGCCCTAAATGCGATGCGTTCGCGCTAGACTACTGCTACGAGGAAGGCGTGCGCTGCGCGAACTGCCGCAAGTTGGAGATTGACCTTCCCCTTAGTGACCGCAACGGACATTATTGTTCGCGCCCGTGTTTGTTGCAGGCTGAGTATTCTAGGTCATTGACTGTGTAATCGAGCGGACGGAGAACCCGCCATGACGTACCGAGCAGTAGTAAAGTATGAAGTTGGAGCTACGCGAGGCGAAAAGAAGCAGGCGATCTATGACGGTCTGCGAGATTGCGCTGCGGAACTGCTCGAACTTGACGTGCCTATCGACGTTATCGCGCGTGAGTTTGAGCAGGTTGCCAACGACGTGGAATACGGTTATCTGTGATCGTTTCTCGTCGTGGTGTAACATGGGATGTGGACGCTCCCGACGATTTCTGGTCACGGTTGTGGCCGTCGTGGGAGGAGTACACGTTGGACGTGGTGGACAGGTTCGCCCGCGAGAACGCCACGTTGGTGGACGTGGGCGCGTGGATTGGGCCTGTGAGCTTGTGGGCGGCGCGTAGAGGCCCGGTGCTGGCGGTAGAACCCGATCCTGTGGCCTTCGGGTATCTTTGCGGGAATGTCGCTAAGAACGCGCCAGAGGACGTGGAAACGATCGACGTTGCGGTGACCGTGGCGACGATGCCCGTAGGTTTGCGCGAGCGCGGCGAGTACGGCAACTCCATGAGTTACGTGAGCCCACTGGGCGGCGAGGTAGTGCAAGGCCACGTTTTCCGCGACCTGCTAGACCCGCTTGATTCGGTGTCTTTGGTGAAAATGGATATCGAGGGCGGCGAATGCGACGTGCTCGAACACGCAGCCCCGTATTGTGCTGAGCGTGGTATCCCGCTGTTGGTGTCGATGCATGAGCCTTGGTGGACTCGGCCGGTGGATCCCGAGTGGTTTAGCGGGTTCACGTCGGTTGAGGGTTCGTTTAGTGGCTGGGGACAGGTGCTCTGTTCCTAGTCGCCGCGTCAATGACACATGATGAAGTTGACATCGTTGAGTCATCGTTTCGTCACATGCTCGCCGAGGGTGTTGACCTTATCCTTGTCGCCGATCAGTCAACGGATGGCACACGCGAGATACTGTGGGCACTAGGGACTAAGGTTCTTGTTTGGCCGCATGACGACGAGACCAACCGTCAGGTTGAGGTAATGAATTCGCTGGTCCGCATGGCGAGTAGAAACTACGGCGCCGATTGGGTGATTCCTTTCGACGCCGACGAGTATCCTTATTCGCCTGACGGTCGCACCCTAAGAGAGTCGCTTAGCGCGGTTCCTGCGAGCATCGACAAGCTTTACACGACACGGTACCTTCACAATGATTGGAACACGCGACGTTTCACGCCGGAACGCCTGCCGAAAGTGGTGTTTCGTCCTGTCGATGGTGTGACGGTTGATGTGGGGAACCATGATTGTTCACTTTCTGGCGGGGTGTTCGGTTGGCTTGAGTCACGCGAATTACAGTATCGCGGGTTCGACCATTTCCTACGTAAGAGCGCCGACCGGATCGCGCGCCTTCCTGAGAGTGAGCGCGCGAAGGGCAGCGGCACGCATCACGAACGTTTGCGTGGTATGACGGAGGAACAGTTGCGTGCGGAGTTCGATGCGTTGTTGGCGTTGCCTTCGGTGTATGATCCTATTCCTTCGCGCACACATATTCGACCCAAGGAGAACGGGTGAAAACGGAAGGAACTTACACGACGACCGAAGGTCACGTCGTGGACCTTGATCGTCTAAACGAAGCTCGTTGGAGAGCGTGCGATTATCCGTCGGGCTTGCAGACGATGGAAGAGGCTTCTGCGCTAGCGGATGCTGCGGTGTGCGGTTATCTTGGAATCCAGCCTTACGAGTGGGCCGAGATGCTTGAAGCTTGTGAGGCTGAGTGATCCGTCGCGTAGCCATTTCCGGCGGCGCTGGCTTCATCGGGTCCAACCTAGTCGATCTTCTCATTGCCGAGGGTATCAAGGTTCGTGTGGTGGACAACCTGCGCACCGGACGCAAAGAGTTCCTAAATCCTGCCGCAGAGTTTTACCATGCGGATATCACTCGCGACCATGACACGCTGCTACGCGCTTTTGACGGGTGTGATTGGGTGTGCCATTTCGCGGCTAACGCTGAGGCACGTAGGGGTTTCGAGTCCCCGATGTTTGATTTGGAGCAGAACGCGATCGGGACCGCGCGTGTGTTGGACGCGATGAAGCAGGTTGGTACGACCAAGGTCTTTTTCGCTTCGACGGGCTCAGTGTATTCCGGAACAAGTATGCCGACCATTCCGGAGGACTGCCCATTCCCGGTGCAATCATGCTTGTACGGCGCTTCAAAAGTGTACGGTGAGGGTTTGGTGTCATCGTACGCTGAAGGTTACGGTTTCACGTCGGTCATCGGCCGGTGGATGCAGATTATCGGTGAACGGTATTTGCACGGCCATGTGATCGATTTTGTGCGAAAACTGTTGCGCGACCCTGACCATTTGGAGATATTGGGTAACGGCGAGCAGCGCAAGTCCGGTTTGTACGTGAAGGATCTTGCGGCGGGCGTGCTATTGGCGATGCGTCATCATGATGGGGACACTGGCACGCATGTTTACAATTACGGGTCTGAGGATTCGTTTAGCGTAGACCAGTCAGCTGACCTTATCTCGTCGATAATGAACGTGAATCCGTTGCGGAGGTATACGGGACGGTTGTGGGTTGGTGACAATCCGTTTGTGGTGTTGGATTCGTCACGGGTTCGCGGCTTGGGCTGGGACACGTCGGTGTCGATTGCGGATGCGGTTGAGCGTACGGTGCGGTGGTTGCTGTCCGACGACTGCACATACCTATGAAGACCCGTGCCCGATTTGGTCGACGCGACTGCGCGAGAGGCTTGTCGCTTCAGCGATTCGCGCTAACGTCCAGCCTTGCGCGATTGCCTCGCGTACTAGCCCGTTTCGCGTTGAGCGTGCGTCCTCAGAATGACGCGAGGCCACCTTGTAGGCAGCCTCGGCGTTGTGTAGGTCGATGGGGGTTAGGAGGCGATGCACTGCTCCTGCTCGACGGTCAGCATGTGACCTGCGCGCTTGGCGGCTTTGAGAAGACGCTTGCGAGCTTCGATGGTGTTGGTGAGGGAGCAGTTGGCGCGCATCGCTTCGATTTGTGCTGCGAACGGCTGGTCTGCGGTGCTGAGGTTCTGCGGTGTCGTTGTCATGGGATTAGTATTGCGCGTCGCCTAGGGTTTGTCAAGGGGCCTAGACACGCTCTAATCAAATCTTTAGGTTCGGCATGAAGCCTCGCCTGTTGGACTTGTTTTGCGGCGCTGGCGGCGCTGGAATGGGGTATTATCGCGCGGGCTTTGACGTGGTTGGGGTGGATATCCTGCCGCAGCCAAACTACCCGTTCAAGTTTCACCAAGAGGACGCGCTAGAAACCCTTACAGGAGACCTCTCCGAGTATCAGGCAATTCACGCATCGCCGCCATGTCAAGCATACAGCCTTGCCACGCTACATCGGGGGCAGGATTACGCCAACACGCTACCGGACCTGATCGAGCCTACCCGCCGCCTGTTGCGCGAGCATGCGAGTGTCCCATGGGTTATGGAGAACGTTCCGCGCGCGCCGATAGCAAAGCATGTTTTGTTGTGCGGTGAAATGTTCGGCCTTCGCTTGCACCGTCACCGTTACTTCGAGATTGATGGCTTCATGGTGATGCAACCGCGTCATGCCCCACACACTTTGCGCGGCGCGCTGGATAACTGTCATATCGAGGATGGCTACACTCGGCAGATAGCCGGTCACTATGCGGATCATAAGAGCGCGTGTGAGGCTATGGGCATCGACTGGATGACGCCGAGCGAACTTGTGGAGTCTATTCCTCCCGCTTACACGGAGCATATCGGGGACTATTTACTGAGGACGGTTGGGGCGGTTGCAGTATGACCTCGTGTCGTGCGTGCGGAGCCACGCTAACACACGTTTTCGCGGACTTGGGTAGCCAACCCCTCGCTAACGCCTACCTGACCGCAGAACAGCTTACATTGCCCGAAACACACTACCCGTTGAAACCGATGGTGTGCGAACAGTGCTTGTTGGTGCAGGTGCCTCGTATCGCCGCACCGGAGGACATTTTCAAGGATTACGCTTACCTGTCGGGTCAGTCGCAGGCGTGGGTTGAGCATTGCCGCATGTTCGCTAAGGTCATGATGACGGACTATCAGCCCGAGCGGGTTCTTGAACTGGCGTCAAATGATGGGACGCTTTTGCGCGAGTTCGCGCGTTTCAACGTGGACGTGCTAGGCATCGAACCTGCCGCTAACGTGGGTTGGATCGCACAGTTAGCGGGTGTTCCTACCGTAAGCGAGTTTTTCGGTGTTGACCTAGCGACACAACTACGCGACGATGGGTACCGTCCTGATCTGGTTGTGGCGAACAATGTGCTTGCGCACGTGCCGGATCTTCACGATTTCGTGCAAGGCATCGAACTGGTACTCGCGGACCACGGGGTTGTCACTATCGAGTTTCCGCATGTCGCGGAACTGATCAAGCACAACCAGTTTGACACGATTTACCATGAGCATTTCTCGTATTTCTCGTACCGTTCAGCGTGGAACGTGCTTGCTGATAACGGGTTGCGGGTGTTCGATGTTCAGCAACTTCCGATTCACGGCGGGTCGTTGAGACTTTACGCTTGCCGCCAGGATGATCGCGAGCATTGGACGCAGGCGGCTACAGCGAACATGTTTCGTTGGGAGGAGGCTCGTGGGTTGCGCGAGTTGGACACGTACACGGCGTACGCGGGTGAGCCTCCTAGGGAGAAGTCGCGGGCGTTGTGTGTGCTGTCACGGTTGCGCGAGGACGGACTAAGGATCGCCGGGTACGGTGCTCCCGCAAAGGGTTCAACGTACATCAACTATGCGGGCTTGGGCACGGAAACGGTCGAGTTCGTCGTGGATTCCACCCCGTCGAAGCAAGGCACGTTTCTACCCGGCTCACACATCCCGGTGTATCCGCCTAGCGCGCTCAGTGATTTTCGTCCTGACGTTGTGTGGATTATGCCTTGGAATTGGCGTGAATCCATCGAAGCCAAGATTGCTGTTGAGTGTCCGTGGGATCCGCAAGTGATATGCAGACCACTGTGACCGTTGCGCCTATCACGGTGCTTACGGTCACGATCCCCGGCCGCGAAAACCTGCTAGCAGCTAACCTCTTGTCGGTGAACGCGCAAACACTCGGTGTGGAACGTCAGCTAGTGTGCTCGCAGCCCGCAGCAGTGTCACGGGCGTTGGTGCAGGTGGAGTACACGCGTGCGAAAAACGCGATGCTGTCCACGGTCACGTCGGAGTGGGTTGCGGTACTAAACGACGATGATTACTGGCTCCCGCACCATGTGGAAACCATCGCGCCGTTTCTTGCTGAGGGTGATGTGGTGTATTCGTGGGAGGCTACGGGTGCTAAGCCTCGCCATGATTATTCGGTGATGTCGCAGGTTGAGCAGGTCGCGCATTGGGATGCGACGAACTTGCTTGATGGTAACGCGTTGTTCAGGCGTTCGGCTCTTGAGGCTATCGGCGGGTTTCCGACGGATTGGGTTGGCGGCGACCCTTGGGTTGACGGGCATTTCGCGGATAGTATCGCGCGTTTTGAGGATTGGCGGATGTGGCAGCAGCTTTCGCGGATCGCCGCGCGGTTCGTTTGTGTCCCCGTTGAGACTTGGGTTTACGGCCTAGGAACGCCAGGGCAAATCTGTGGCTAAGGAGTGCTCAATCGAGGATTGCCACAAGGTCGCGACGTGCCGTGGCGCATCCACGGTGATCCGTTGTGTGAGCCGCATTTGGGCTAAGTCGAACCTGATTCACGGCCACAATTCGGGGACAAAGCCAAGCCCGACCTACAAGAGTTGGCAGCAGATGCGTGACAGGTGTAATAACCCGAAAACGCGCCCAAATATCATCTTTACGGTGGACGCGGGATCGT